TGCTCGTGTTTCATTCGGTAAAGAAACTGAGTGGGATTACGAAGAGTCAGATGCTTACAGCTTTAAGCAACACCTTAAAGAGAAAGACAGAAAGCTTATACAATACCTAGCTAAGCATAAACACATTTCCCCATTCGGACATTGCTTTGCCAGCTTCCATGTCAAGGCTCCAGTCTTTGTAGCTAGACAGCTAGTCAAGCATAAGTTCCTACGTTGGAATGAGATTAGCCGTAGGTACGTGGATAATGATCCTGAGTTCTATGTGCCTAATGAATGGCGTGGGCGTAGTGTAGATGCCAAGCAAGGTAGTGCGGGTGTAGTTGATGTAGGTGATTGGGGTGATGTAAACTGGGCTTGTCTCAAGGCTTACAAAGATTTGCTTAATCAAGGTGTCTGCCCAGAGCAAGCACGTATGGTACTGCCACAGAGCATGATGACTGAATGGTATTGGTCAGGTAGCTTGGATGCATTTGCTGACATGTGTAAGCTGCGCTGTGCGCCTGACACACAAGCAGAGACAGCAGAGGTAGCATGGGAGATTGACTGTATTATGGTTGACCTGTTCCCTGTGTCGTGGAGAGCATTAAGGGAGAATGACTAATGAGAGGTAACATTAAAGGTGCAATCAAGGCATCAGCTATTGTAGCATTACTAATTGCTGCACCACCAGTACTGATAGCTATGACGTATGATGAATATCCAAAGTATTGTAAGTTGTCTATCTTACTACCATGCATAGGAGTGAAAGAGAACTAATGTACACTGTAGAGTTTGAACCTGATGCAGCTATTATTAATTCACTAGATGAATCGAATATATGTGAAGATGTAGAGGTTATCATTGGAGATGATGATGTTGTATTTATACGTCAGTTTACTGAAGAGTTTAACAGACACGAGATTATCTCTATAACATATCAGCAGCTACTAGATATTATGGCTGCACTCAAATCACCAGAAGGAGCATTCTATGCCAGATTCGCCAACCCCAAAAACCGCAATCGTTGATACACGTGTACCGCTTGGTCATGTCTACGTTGACCTGTCTGTTGATGAAGTATTAGAAGCGTGTCGAATGTACATCAATAATAAAAAGTTTGACAACGCACTTGACTCTGTGTATGACGGTGGACACATAGAAAGCTGGGACTATTGGTCACAAGGAGATGTGAAATGACTTCAGTTAAAGAACTACAAGTAGAACTACAGAAGTGGTGGGCTAGGTTACAACACCCTAAGCTTGAAGCTTATGAGCGTAAGTTGATCCAGTGTGAGATTGCATACTTACAGAAGGAAATACAGGATAGGCAGTACATTAATAAGAAAGAGTACGCCTAGCCACAGTCTTAGAGGAGACACGACATGATGGAACTAGCACTTATCCGTACACTTATGGACAAAGAGTTCTATGACAACCACAAGGGCATCCGTTGCCCTGATAAGATATTCACTAAAGATGTACGTAAGATCAAGCAGACGCTAGACTATGCTATGAACACGTATGAGAAGACGCTGAATCCATCAGAACTAGAAGCGTTATTCTATGCTGGCAACAACAGCATGACTACAGCTAACAAGGAAGCTTATCGTGATCTGTTCCACAAGATTGCTAAAGAGAGGCCGCTTAACACTGATATAGCTACGGATGTATTGTCTAAGTTATTTCAACAGGTAGTAGGTGAAGAGATAGCTAACCTTGGCTTTGACTACGTGAATGGCACAAAGGATACGCTGGAACCACTACGTAGTTTGATACGTGACTATCAAGATGACTTCATGCCTAACCTAAAGATAGAGTGGGATGACATGGACATTGATACTCTCCTAGAGGCTAACGACATACAATCACAATGGAAGTGGAACATACCATCCCTGCGCCGTAAGGTTGAGGGTATCAGTGGTGGTCACTTAGTTGTTGTAGGTGCACGTCCTAACACAGGTAAGACTAGCTTCCATGCTAGCACTATCGCAGCGCCAGATGGTTTTGCACATCAAGGTGCTAAGTGTATGATCCTGTGTAATGAGGAAAGCTATGAACGTGTAGGTGCACGTTACCTCAGTGCGGCTACCAGTATGAGCATGGAAGAAGTCAAAGCTAACATGGCACAGGCTGCACTACGTTATGAACCTGTACGTAAGAACATCTTTGTTAAGGATAGTACAGGCAAGGACATGTCATGGGTAGAGGCAGTTGTAAAAGCATATGAGCCTAACATCGTAGTTTTAGATATGGGTGACAAGTTTGCTAACAAGACTAGCGACAAGTCAGATGTGTACCTCAAGGAAGCGGCTATCCATGCACGTAACATAGCTAAGCAATACGGTTGTGCTATCATATGGATGTCGCAGTTGAGTGCTGTAGCTGAAGGTATGGTACGTGTAGATCAGTCTATGCTAGAAGGATCGAAGACAGGCAAGGCAGCAGAGGCTGACCTGATGGTATTGATCTCTAAGAACAAGCTAGTCGAAGGCCAGGATGATGAAGAAAGTAATCAACGCCACCTCAACATTGCTAAGAACAAACTCAAGGGTGGCTGGCATGGCGTAGTACATTGTGAGTTAGACGGTGAACGGAGTCAGTATCTTGCGTAATGTATTGGATGTAGAGAACACAACAACTAAACGTGATGGCAAGACTATCATGGACCCATTCGAGTTAGGCAACAGCTTAACACAAGTAGGTGTGCTTGATGTAGATAACTGGAAGAACGAAAACATCATTACGCTAGACCATGTAGAGCACAAGGATACCAGTGGTAACGGTAGAGCCGTACTTCAGTCTATCCTAGACATGACTACTCTGTTGATCATGCACAACGCACAGCATGACTTGATGTGGTTATGGGAATGTGGCTACAAGTATGATGGCCCTATCTATGACACTATGTTAGCAGAGTATTTGCTTGCACGTGGGCAGAAGATACCTGTAGGGTTAGAGGCTTGTGCTGAACGCAGAGAGCTAGACTTCCAGAAGGATGACACGCTCAAGCGTTACTTTAAGGAAGGATATAACACAAATGAAATACCTCTCAATGAGCTTAGCTTTTATCTTAGGCATGACCTGCTCACAACTCGTGAGTTGTTCCTCAGTCAAGAACACGACTACGCCCAACCAGAATCCACCTCCCTTCTTCCAGTCAGAGAAGTCACCTTCGCCACCTGTAAAGCCCTTACAAGAATGTATATGTCAGGATTCAGTGTGGATAACAACGCCCTTGAGGTAGTACGTAAAGAGTTTCAGACTGAGAAAGCACAGATAGAAGAGCGTCTACAGCGCAAGGTCAGGGAGCTTATGGGTGATACACCTATCAATCTTAACTCACCTGAACAGATGTCACAGGTTGTGTTCTCAGTTGCAATAAATAACAAAAAAGAATGGGCAGCGCTCTTTGACTATGTGGAAACACAGGAAGAGTTTAAGGCAGCAGTTGCAGCAAACTCTACTACGATCCTTCGTACTAAGGCTTTCACTTGTCCTACATGTAAAGGGAAAGGTAAGACGTACAAAGTAAAGAAGGATGGCTCACTCTTTAAGAAGCCTAACAACTGCAAGGACTGTGATGCACGAGGCTATCAGTTAAAGAAGATAAACAAAGTGGCTGGTCTATGCTTCGCTGCACCAAGTAAGAAGTGGGTATCAGCTAATGGTTTTAGCACAAGTAAAGACAACCTGGACACTCTCATTGCTACTGCTAAGAACAACGGGATGGATAGTGCTGTGGACTTTCTTACTGATGTTAAAAGGCTTTCTGCTATTTCTAGTTACCTTAGTAGCTTTGTTGACGGTATTAATGTTTATAGAAAGTCAACCACAGGAATGCTACACGTGGGACTCACTCAACACATCACCAGTACAGGAAGATTCTCTGGACGTAATCCCAACATGCAAAACATGCCAAGAGGGGGAACCTTCCCAGTAAAACGTGTGTTTATATCTAGGTGGGCTGGCGGTAAGATTTGTGAGGCCGACTTTGCCCAGCTTGAATTTAGAGCCGCTGCATTCCTGTCACAGGATCAGACTGCTATGGAAGAGATTGACACAGGGTTTGACGTGCACAGTTACACTGCAAAGGTTATCACTGATGCAGGTGAACCTACGTCACGCCAAGAAGCTAAGCCCCACACCTTCGCTCCTCTCTTTGGGGCTACAGGGTATGGCAGAAGTAAGGCTGTAGCTGCATACTACGAACACTTCACACAGAAGTACAAAGGCGTAGCAGAGTGGCATAAGAAGCTAGCGAGTGAGGCAATACGCCTAAATAAGATTACTAATGTGAGTGGCAGACAGTACGCTTTCCCTGATGTGACAAGACGTAGCAACGGTAGCGTGACACACTTCACGATGATCAAGAACTATCCAGTGCAGGGGTTTGCTACAGGTGATGTAGTGCCTGTTGTATTGTGTGAGATAGAACGTAGACTGATGGATATGCAGTCATGCTTAGTTAATTCTGTGCATGATTCAGTGGTCATTGACGTACACCCTGACGAGATTGAAGCAGTGATTCAGACTATTACGGATATGAACGAAGACCTAAACTCTTTAGTCGAAAAGGCTTATGGTGTTACCATGAATGTGCCTCTATTATTAGAAGCAAAATTAGGTGATAATTGGCTTGACATGACTGACGTTTAGAGTATAACTAAGCATCTTTTAACTTTACAAAAAGGAAGTAAGTATGAGTACAGAATTAGCAATTCAAAATGATCTTGGTATGTCTTTAGCGGAAGCTATTGGTGTATCAAACACAGGGGGTGAAACAAAGAGTGTATCACTACCTCGTGTTAACCTGACCCACAATGGCATCATGGGTAGCATCGAAGTCAACGGCAAGACAGTCAAGACTGAGGTAGTACCATCAGGGGCATACAAGATCACACGTGGTGACGATAACGTAGTGTATAGCGTTAACCCTAGCATCCGCATCTTTGCTATACGTCAGCAGTGGAGCAAGTGGGATTCATCAGAAGATAAGATGATGAAAACAGTCATGAGTACTGACCTAAAGGGTGACTTGAAGGATAACATGGGTGGGTTTAACTTAGGTAGACCGTCTGGTTACATTGAAGACTGGGCTTCTGTACCTGAGAAGACAAAAGACTTAATCCGTAGCATTAAACGTAAGAAGATTGTCTTTGGTATGTTAACTGCTAATGATTGCATTGACGAAGCAGGTAATCCTGTAGATGCTATCACTGATCCCATGCCGTTTGTGTGTGAGGTTCCACCTTCAAGCACTAAGGCATTGGATGGGGCTTTAACGGCTCTGACACGTAAGAATATTTTACCTATCCAGTGTAATTTTAAGCTAGGTCACAAACCTGGTGGAGAAACTTGGGTTACTCTAACATTAGAGTATGATGGTAAGGTAGACATTAGCCCTGAAGATCAGACTACACTGAAAGACTTCATGGACTACATTGAGTATCAGAACTCTTACATCTTGCAGCAGTGGGATGAAAAAAACCAAGAGACTATCTCTGAGGATGATGCATCTATTGTAGCATCGTTTGTCAATGTAGAAGAGGCAGACTGATGAACCATCATGCTGAACTAGCTGTCTACAATTACTTAGCGAAAGCTATTAAGGGTGAGACAGACATGGCTGAAGACAACCGTAAGCATGTAGCTGCGGATGTTGAGGCTGCACTAAAGAAACAGTTCAGCAGTGGTCCACGTGACAAGTTTAAACTACGGATGTCCAACATTGGGCGTCCGACTTGTCAGTTGTGGTTTGAGAAGAATGACCCAGAAGATAAAACACCTCTACCCCCACACTTCCTGATGAACATGATCATTGGGGATATTGTAGAGGCTGTCTTCAAAGGTCTTCTTCGTGCTGCTGATGTTGACTTCAAGGACAACGATAACGTTACACTCAAGCTTAGTGATGGTACTAAGATCAACGGCGAGTATGACATGGTTATGGATGGCAAAGTGGATGACGTTAAGTCTGCATCACCTTGGTCATACAAGAACAAGTTTGCTAGCCTAGAAGCATTAGCACAAGGTGATGGCTTTGGGTATATCCCACAGCTAGTCGGCTACGCTACTGCAGCAGAGCTAGGTGTTGGTGGTTGGTGGGTAGTGAACAAAGCTAATGGTGAGTTTAAGTATGTAGATGCATCAGGTATAGATACTGATGAAGTGCTTGAGAGAATCGAAGCTACTGTATCTCACATCAATGAAGACAAACCGTTTGAGCGTTGCTACGAGGCTATCCCTGAGACTCACTATCGTAAGGCTACAGGTAACCTAAAGCTGGGTAGTGAGTGTGGCTTCTGTTCGTTTAAACATAAGTGCTGGGCTAACCTACAGACACTACCTGCTGTTAAGTCTACTGCACAGCAACCGCCTATGGTGGACTATGTGTTTGTTGATCCGCAATACTTAGAGGTTGATCTTGACTAGACGTGCACACCTTAAGAGCTATCGCAGTGGCCTTGAGAGAGAGGTTGCTGCGTGGCTTAAGGGCAAACAAAAGAAAGTCAGATACGAATTACTAAAGGTAGAGTGGGAAGACTTAAAGTATCGTACCTACACACCTGACTTCGTGCTTGACAACGGTATCATCATTGAGACTAAGGGTATCTTTGATTCAGCAGATAGGCGTAAACACCGTGAGGTACAGCGTCAGCATCCAGAGCTAGATATACGATTTGTATTCAGTAATGCTAAGTCAAGGCTTTACAAAGGTGCTAAGTCAAGGTACTGCGATTGGTGTGACAAGCATGGCTTTAAGTGGGCACACCGTGTGATACCAGAAGATTGGTTAAACGAAGACGGTGAAGAGATAAAAGCTAAACGAATAGAAGTTAAAACAAAAAGGAAAGTATGATGGGTTACACATTAAGTGAAGATGAAATAGCTATCGTAATACGTCCACAGAACTACGAAGAAGATTGGAATGGTGATGTATCTATTGAGCTATCCGCATCTAACGACAGCCCTGTACCTGAAATGGTTATGGCACATATCATGAATATAGCTACGATGATGTCTGCTTTCCTTGATGTAGCATCTGAACATCCTGACATTTATGACTTAGTAGAAGAACATCGTAATCATCTTATGGGTGTTGACGAAGAGGAAGAAGAAGCGCTAGAAGTCACACGTGAAGGTAATGTATATACATTGAATGCTTGGACTAAGACGGAAGGTAACGCATGAAGAAAGAACCAACACTAACATCTGTTTCGCTTGACGATATAATAGATCCAGTAAATAAACCCATACACTACAACCAAGCTGGTATTGAATGTATTGATGCTATAGAAGCTATGACTGAGAACATGTCAGGACAAACAGCACCACACGCTGCTAATGTTTTAAAGTATCTATGGCGTCACGAATACAAGAATGGTCTAGAGGATATTGATAAAGCTATCTGGTATCTCAACAGACTACGCCAACGCTATACGGAGAAACATAAATGATTAGCCAGGATGACATAGATGCAATGAAACCACAGATGCCACACGAGAAAGTAGGTGACTTCATTAAAGCTTTTAATGGATCTCTTGACCCTCGCTTGTGGATTAAGCTTATTGATGAAGAGATGGCTGAGCTAATGGCTGAGAAGTATGGTACAGTAGCACATCTAAAAGAACTTTGTGATCTACTATATGTTTCTACAGGTCTTGCACTTACTGCACCTGATCACATAGGTATGCTTATGGGTGACGCTGAGCGTGAGACAGTTATTAAACAACAAGGTACGGTTAGCCGTTTGTTAGACAGTGGCTTAGAGCATTACGGTGAAGCGGTTCTTAGTGAGGCATTCACACGTGTACACGATAGCAACATGTCTAAGCTAGACAGCAATGGTAACCCTATCCTACGTGAAGATGGGAAGGTTATGAAAGGTAAAAACTATAAGAAGCCTGATCTTACTGACTTACTGGAAAAGGCAGCATGAAGTTTGATATTAGAATGACAATAGATATAGATGAAGAAGACAACATACTTCCTATATCAGAAGAAATGTATGAGCAAACCGTTAAGGAGCTTATACAGGATGTTGTATATGACCTAGATGCAGAGATTAAAAAAATAGAGGTAAAACAAAAACCATGAGCAATTACTTACCAACAGACTACCAGAGCTTCATTGCTCTATCACGATATGCCAAGTACTATGACGGTGACGGGCGAGAAAACTGGGGTGCTACTGTAGGCCGCTACATACTCAACCTAGTAGATAACAAGGTAGACCAAGCAACAACAGATGAAATACATAACGCTATCTTAAACTTAGAAGTCATGCCATCGATGAGGGCTATGATGACTGCTGGCCCAGCGCTTGATAGAGATAACACAGCAGGTTACAACTGTAGCTACTTACCCGTAGATGACCCTAAAAGCTTCGATGAGGCTATGTACATCCTCTTGTGTGGTACAGGCGTTGGGTTCAGCGTCGAGAGGCAGTACGTTAGCAAGCTCCCTGAAGTGCCTGAGTTGTTCTACAGTGATACCACAGTCGTTGTCAAAGATAGTAAGGAAGGTTGGGCTAAAGCGTTCCGTCAAGTGTTGGCACTCCTCTGGGCTGGTGAGATCCCTAAGTGGGATGTTTCTCGTGTACGTCCTGCAGGTGCTAGGCTAAAAACGTTTGGTGGTAGAGCCAGTGGCCCAGCGCCTCTAGTAGAACTATTTAACTTTGCTATCACTACATTCAAGAATGCACAAGGGCGTAAGCTGTCTAGTGTAGAATGTCATGACTTGATGTGCTTCATTGGTCAGATTGTTGTTGTAGGTGGTGTTCGCCGTTCAGCTATGATTAGTCTGTCTAACCTAAGTGATGACAGAATGCGCCACGCTAAGTCAGGCCAGTGGTGGGAGACTGCCTCATGGAGAGCCTTGGCTAACAACTCTGTATCGTACACTGAGAAGCCTGACATGGAAACGTTTATGCGTGAGTGGACAGCCTTGGTAGAGAGTAAGTCGGGTGAGCGTGGTATCTTTAACCGTGAAGCATCTAAGAAGCAAGCAGCTAAGTTTGGGCGGCGTGATAGCAATTATGAGTTTGGCACTAACCCGTGCAGTGAAATCATCTTGCGTCCATATCAGTTTTGTAACTTAACAGAGGTGGTTGTACGTGCTACAGATACTGTGGAAGACCTTGCTAGAAAAGTTAAACTCGCTACGATTCTGGGAACCATTCAGTCCTCATACACAAAGTTCCCTTATCTGCGGAAGGTGTGGACAAACAACACAGAAGAAGAGCGCTTGCTTGGTGTGTCACTTACGGGAATAATGGACAACCCTCTTATGACATCAGCAAATGCTGGATTGGAGAAGACCCTTGAACACCTTAGAAATGTGGCTGTTACTACTAATGCTGAATGGGCTGACAGGCTTGGTATACCTCATAGCGCTGCGATTAGCTGCATTAAACCATCGGGAACAGTATCACAACTGGTGGATTCAGCCTCTGGGATACATGCTCGCCATAGTCCCTATTATATCCGTACTGTGCGTGGTGATAATAAAGACCCCTTAACACAGTTCATGAAGGATGCAGGTGTACCTAACGAGCCATGTGTAATGAAGGGTGACACTACTACAGTGTTTAGCTTCCCTGTTAAGTCACCTAACAAAGCAGTCACTAGAAACGATATGACAGCCATAGAGCAGCTTAAGACGTGGCTGACGTATCAACGCTCATGGTGTGAGCATAAGCCTAGCGTGACGATCTCTGTGCGTGATGCTGAGTGGATGGCTGTGGGTGCATTTGTATATGAACACTTCGATGAAATGTCAGGTGTATCATTCCTGCCACACTCAGATCACACATATCAGCAAGCCCCTTATCAGGACTGCACCAAGGAAGAGTATGAAGAAATGCTTTCTAAGATGCCAGCTAAGATTGACTGGGAGCTACTCAATGAATACGAAAGTGAAGATAACACAGTATCTATGCAGACGATGGCTTGCTCTGGGGATAGCTGTGAGATTGTTGACTTAGTATGAAACAGTATGTTATAGTAGGCAGGTCCGACTGTATGTACTGCAGCAGAGCAGTAGGGCTTATAAGAGACAAAGGTGGAGTAGTTAGTTACTACTCTATCAATGATTCCAAGTGGGTACTTGACTTATTTAATAAAGCATCTATAAAGACAGTACCTCAGATATGGGATATAGAAGGTAATTACATAGGTGGTTACCAAGAACTAGAGAAACAATTAGAAGGAGTTTAATATGTTCGCATCCGCAATCCAAGCACTAGTAATAGTTGTACTTACTGCAGGGTTCTTTGATGAAGTGGTATTTCCAGCAGGGGAGTACGCTATTGAGAAAAGCACTGAAGCTTACGATGCAGGTAAAGAACTGTACCAAGAGAAAGTGATTGGCACAGACTAACAATGTAAGGCTCAGCGTTAAGGCGCTGGGCTTTTCTTTAACGTAGGAGATGCCATGCAGTTAGATTTGTTTAGCACTAAACACTCTATAAGAAAAGACAAAGATACAAAAGTATGTAATAAGTGTAACCTAGAACTGCCTGTAGATTGTTTTTCTTTTCATGGCGGTTCTAATTACCTAAGACCTGAATGTAAAAAATGCAACAATGAATTAAGTAAAGTCCGATCAAAAATACGTAACTCTGTAGAACCACCTTCTAAAGATTACTGTTGCCCTATATGTAATAAAAATGAAGAATCTAGTGCAGGAGCAGGTAATTCTAAAAATGGCTCTTGGGTGGTAGATCACGATCATCACACAGAAAAATTTAGAGGTTGGTTATGTCATAGGTGTAACAGAGCATTAGGGTGTTTTGAGGATGACATAGAGCGAATAGAAAGAGCTATAACATATCTAAGGAAAGCGAATGAACGCACTTGAGCCACCAGTAAAACAATCACGGTCACGCCGAAAGACAAACTATAAAGGTGCAGCTAACAAGAAAACATCTGGGCTTATACCAAAGACAGATAGACAGAAAGAGTTTCTACATCATCTAAAGGAATACAATCAAGTCTTTGTACTAGGTCCAGCAGGTACAGGTAAGACTTACGTCACAGCCACCTACGCAGCAGACTTATACACTACCAAAGATATTGACAAGATAGTTATCACACGCCCTCATGTAGCTGTAGGTAAAGACATTGGGTTTCTACCTGGTAGCTTAGAGGAAAAGGTTTATCCTTGGGCGTTACCTGTGCTTGACGTGCTAGAGAAACATTGGGGTAAGGGTACGTTAGAGACAGCTATCAAGAACAACAATGTAGAGATGGCTCCTCTGGCGTTGATGCGTGGGCGTAGCTTTGACAGCGCTTTCATTATAGTAGATGAAACACAGAATATTACTACACATGAGCTTAAGATGTTGTTGACTCGTGTGGGTGAAGGTAGTACTATTGTGCTTAATGGTGATATACAACAGTCAGACTTAAAAGAAGGTGATGGTCTGTCTAAAGTTATTCACTTAGCAAAGAAACACATGATACCTGTACCTGTTGTGGAGTTTGGTGTTGATGACATTGTACGTAGTGACATCTGTGCACAGTGGGTAAAGGTCTTTATGAAGGAAGGCATATGAGTCTAGAGAAAGAAGCACAATCATTTATCTCTGGGAGACATAAACAGTTTAGAGAAGGGTTACAAGAAAACGCTAGGAATCTACAGCAATACATAGTAGATAACGTGCACAATACAGAAGAGAAACATCAAGCATTGAAGAACTTAGTAGAGGTGCAGATGTGGGCAGAGCGAAGTGCAGCAATGCATGGGTTAAAAAAGTAAAGGGGCCGTTTGGCCCCTCTTCTCATTCTGTAGCATCTTTTAGGTACTTCTTGTAGGACTTACCCCACTCTACGAAAGTACGATACAGGATAGTGCGCTTCACACCTTTATCGTCTTCACTTATGTCAGGATCATCATCCACCATCTGTAGAGCATCATCAAAGCTAACACCCTGTGTATACCCTACAGCAGCGTGACGTTGTGCCCATGCTTCCTCTGCACGTTCCATTTCTCTAGAGCCAAGCGCTTGATACTCACTTTGTATATATGCTTGATAGTCACCCTTGAAACGATCAGCATTAGCAAAGCTTTCTAAGTCATCACGCGCTTCACTACGAGCCAGTGCAATCTGTGTCTTCAGGAACCCTTCTAGTTTATTACGCTTATCTGTTGCGCTGGGAGATTCAGTATAAATGGAAGTCTGTATAAACTCTTCTGCTTCACGAGCTAGGTTACCCTGTAGCTTCTGTTGCGTGAACAATTCTAGTGTAGCATTCTTTTCACGGTAAGGAGAGTACAACTTAAAGGGGTCCACCTGTAGACGTGTCATCTCTTTTTGTAGAGCATTCTTAGGGGGTCTTCCAAGGAAACCAGTAAGCTGTTTCTCAATAGGGTTATACAAACGTACAGGGCCATCACCAAAGATGTCAAACTTGATAGCGTCATACCCTTCGTCTACAATGCCTTGCTCACGTGCATATTCAATCTGATACTGCATACGAGTAGAAGACTCAAAGAAGTTTACCAGTGGTAGATCAACATCAGGGAAGTCAGGTAGCTGACGTGTCACACGCTGATAGAGATTCATAGGAACGTTAATACCATACAAGTCTAACATGCTCAGTGTAGGATCACGTGTCTCAGCAATGTAAGAGCTACGTGGATCAAACTGACCATAGAAGTCCTTCAATGCAGCAGCAGGGTATGTGAATGCAGACATCTGATCACCCAATGCTTTAAAGATAGGCTCCATTGTACCTGCATCAATAGCACGTTTTACATCATCATACAGCCCTACACCAGGACGAAACTCTGTACCTGTGAATATCTTAGCCATGTCATCCATGACTTCACCGTCTTTCTTGACAGGTAAGCCTTCCATTTTACGTGCTGCATAATCTGATACATAAGCAAAAGCAGCAGCAGGGCCAAGAGCAGCTTCAGCATTACGTATCTGTCCTGTCATAGGATCACGTGCTTCATACCACTCCATATCATCGTGCACTTTATTACTGTACACACCGTAGTACGCACCAAAAGAAAGCCCTGCACCTGTCATAGCTTTACCCATGTCCTCTGCGCGGAAGCCGTGGCGAATGGCAGTTATACCAGAGTAGTCACTAAAGAACTTAGCTTGTGATGCCAAGTAGCGTGGAAAGGGTACAGCAATAGTTAGGAAGTTATTATGTGCAAAGTTGATAAGCTCTTCAGTCTTTTTACTTATAGCACTAGCTTCTTTGCCACCAAACTTACGCTGGAATGTAAAGGCTAATGATTCTTTCAATGCTTTATCTAGGATGTCATCAGGTAGTTGTTCTATCGTGCCCTTCTTAAGCATATCCATCACAGATGTGCCCAGCGCATCATTACCTAATTGCTTAAGCTCACGGTCAATCGTACCTGCAATAACAGCACGTTTAACTACGAAGTCAGACATAGTGTTGAGCGTGTTAGCTGCAGCACCTGCTTTAGCCAATAAAGTATCGCCTACTACCTTAGACTCTGATATGGCTGCATCGTGGAATATACGAGAGAGTTTATCTGGTGCTTCTTGACGCAGTGTGGTTACAAGAGCATCCGCTACATACTGATCGTTTGTGAGATACTTTAAGTTATCCAGTGTACCTTTAAACGTAGCGACAGAGCCTTTAGCATTACCTGATAATAACTTAACTGCAGAAGTGTTAAGTTGATCAAGCATATCAATACCTGTCATAGCTACAGAGAAGATATTGTTTCGCATGGTAGTAGCTGGCTGTGAAGTCATAAACATACGTCTAGCATCTTCTAAGCCTTTAGCCTGTCGATACACACGGCTAGACAGACTACGATTAACTTCTTCGATTACTTTTACGTCTTCTGCTTTTACAGTAGACATACCTGCATCATACAAAGTATCTATCTCTTTACTATACTTCTCTAGCTGTGCTTTACTGATCATCTTCTTGCTACGAGATACGATCTGACTTTGTGCAGCAAGCTTACGAGCAGCCTCACTGATCTCAGCAGCGTAAGCCACAGAGATTTGACGTGGCGTTAGACCATAGTCATCAGCAATAGCTTTAACTAAGTCTGAACCACCTGCAATATCTTTAGCTAAGAACTCTGTAATGCGTTGCCCCTTCTCAGGTTTAACACCTAGCCCTTTAGCTAGTTCATAAGACGCAGCAGTAATCCTCTGTATAAGATCAGCATTAAAGCCCCCCACAATGCCATCAGGAAGTTCATCACTGAAGATGTTCTCCCGTACTACATTGCCTTCCTTAACAAGATTGGGATCAATAGCACGAAGGGTGTTGTCTGTGATATACTTCATCAGACGTTTACCCTCTTTAGTCTTAGCAGCATCTTCACTTGTATTTTTAGCTTTTACTCTAGCTGCTACAAGACGTTCTGCGGAGGCCCCTCTCCCTTCCTCTATAACATCTACTAATTTATTAGCACCTCGTTTCTGTAGCATAGCAGGAGCGCCATAGGCTACAGTACCAATACCAGCACCTAATAAACCTGAAGCTATAACATTACCTGTGTTCACTTCATATTCTTCATCTATCTCAGGTGCAGCTTTCTCTCTTAACTTCTCACTACCAAACGCAGATGAAGCAGCAATAGAGCCATCAATAGCCCCTGACACAAGAGAACGTTTTATAATCTGCTTTCCTGTTTCACGTAGGGCCGCTAGAGATGCAACCTTAGTTGTTTGTATTGCTGCAGTACCTGTACCTGCAGAGCCAACACCAGCCAGTACAGATGCGTAAGTACTAGGTGCAGTAAGTGTAGCAGCTAGATAGTCTCCTACTTTCTCTATACCACGGTCAAACAATCCTTCACCTTTAGAGTTATCAAAAGCAAACATCAAACGTCCGAATGCTTCTTTCTCGTTCTGTGGTGTTTTAGTGTCTGACATGTAGTAGAAGTCTTTAGACATACTAACTTCGTTCATTGTCTGGTAGCGGAAGTGTTCTAGAACCTGAGACACTACATCATCAGCAGACAACTTCTTAATTTCATCATCTGTGTAATTACCTCGTTTACTCTTTAAGAAGGTAATAGCATCACTAAGAAATGCACCATTAGACTTTAGTTCAGATAGCTTTCTATCTTGCATATACTCAGGAGAGTAGTACGTATACTTATCTGACATTTATTTACTCCGCTGGGATTTGCTTAAGGATCATCTGAATAAGCTGTGGATCTTCTTCAATACCCTCTTGCTTTAAGAAGTCCTTAATAACCTCTGCATCAACAAACTCTGTACTAATGTCTGGAATGTTTTCATTTAGATCATTAAACAGTCGTAAAGCTAGTACCGCTTTGTTAATATCATCTTCTGACACGTCTGGCTGTGGTAAGACAGGAGCATTATCTATTTCTGGGGCACTTACTACCTTATCTTCTGGTATCGTAGGGCTTCTGTCAAAAGGACTACCTTGCAAACCCTTCTGGAAACGCTTGAACTTAAACTGAGCACCTAACTCACCTTGAGGTAATCCTTTGTCTTTACGTTCCTTGCGGGACATATCCTGCCACTCATCATAAGTCACACCATTAAACTCAAACTCACCTGCAGGTTCAGTGGTAATTTCTACACCTGCATCAAAGTCTGGGCTTGTAATAGAGAAACTCTCAGCACGTCTGATAACCTCATCTTTAACTGCTGGCTCAAGAGTCAAACCAAAGTCTTCACCCATAGCTTCGTCTAGATCATCCTTAAAGTAGCCAAGCTCTTCTTCGTTTGTAGGTGCAATTATATTAGCTTTCTCTAATAGAATATCAATTACTTTGTCTGCCTTCTCTTCAACAGACTCTGTACCTTCTTGTACTTCATTTATTTGCTCTACAGCAGACTTGATGACTAACGCAGGAGCCGCTTCTAATGTAGGTGCTAGAGCTTGTTTAATAAGCAGGTCAGCTACTTCAAGCTGTGTGTCTGGAGAGGCGTTATTGATCTCTTTAAGCACGTCTTGTCGCTTATCTTCAGGTAGTTCTTGAATCGCTGTTTGTACTTCAAAGTTACTCTTTAGTACTTCAGGTACTGCATCCTCTACTGGAGTCTCTACCTTTGGTACAACAGTTGATTGTAGATCATCCTTTTCTTCTACAACAAGTTCTTCTTCTGGTTTTTCACCTGCAATAATAATGTCAATCTCTGCATCCGTAAGCTCACGGCTTTCTGCAATAGCACCTTTGATAACATCAATAGCGAAGTTGCTTTTAATGCTTGAATTAAGAGATGTTGCTTCGTCTTGTGAATTTACTGAACGAGATAGCTGATCAATAATCTGGAAGCGCCCTACACGCCCTGCGAACAGTTCATTACCCCGTCCTGCCATGATAATCTGACGCTCTAGGCTGGACATAGAAGAAGCTGTATCATTGACAGCTTTCTTAATTTCACCTGCATTTGTGTTATCCTCTGTGTAATCAGCAAACTGTACACTATCGTTAAGATCAAAGTTAGTAATACCTAGTGACATAAGCTTAGCTGCGTAGTTCTGTGTACGTGTTATGTCTGCAGCAGTATAATCATCTTTACTTAAGCTATACTCTGAAGTACGAGAAACATCTGAGAAGATATCTTGTCTACCCCCACCCAAAGATTGATACGCAATCAAATCATTTACGTTAACACCCATATATTTCATGTTCTTAAGCTGTTGCTCTGCTGACATGCGAGGATCAAGCATAAACAAGTCTTTAGCTGCTTGAGCAAAGGACCGTTGCTTAGCACCCTCACTTTTAGGGTCTGTCTCTTTCTGTAGTGACGCAGTTTGCAAACCAAGGACTTGCCTAATAGCTGCATCTGCTGTCATACCTTCAGGTAACTTAAAGTCATCAGGCATATCTACAAGAGACAGGATCTCTGACTTATCCAGTGAACCTAGTTGATTAGCATCACGATATTGTTTTGTATCATATACATCTTTATACAAGCTAGTCACATCTGTAGCATCAACAAGAGCTACAAACTCGTCATCTGTCAAATCAAAGTCACGCTGCATAGCAGTTTGTATTTCTTTAATTTGTTTAAACTGCCCTTGTGTTTTCATGTAAGAAGGTGCAATACGTTTAGCTGCATCAAAACCGTTATCTAATAAGTCTTCCATACGATCTTGTCGGCGCTCAATACCTGCTGTAAACGTATCAGTAAAGCCTTTTAAGGCATGTGCCCAGAACATCTTTGCACTCATGTTATTGCTCCTTCGCCATTAAGCCTTTAGGTTCTTCTTCAGTAGTTACAGCTTCTTGCACTGCACCTTCTGTTGAGATAGACGCCTCGACTTTTTCCATAATCTTTTCACCTTCGTCTAGCGGCCCTTTGACCTTATCTAGCTTAGCTTTAATGCGACTCTTTAATTTAAGTGCTTCTTCTTCTTTTTCATCTCTGTAGTCATCAAACGTAATCTTATAATCCTCAATACCAATAGCTTCAGCGAGAGAGTTAATATGTGCAGTAAGTAAAGGGCGTAGTAGTATTTTTACATCTACAGTGTGCATACCTCTTAAAACACCTGTACTAAGCATAGCACCTGAGATACTATCCAAAGGTGCTCCTGCATCAATTAGATCAATTACATCGTTAAGAACTTCATCATCAGCGAGCCGTTCTATGTACATCTCAAGTGCATCTAGTGGATCAGAGAACTTAGAAGGTTTCTCCCACGGTGCGTTGCTTGGTTCTGCTGTAAGAGACTGACCTGGAATAGGTCCATCAAAAGGAGAAAGTGCCATTTTTGTTATACCTTATTTAGTGAAACCTGCACCAAAGTAGAGTCCTACAATGGCTGATACGATATGTGTGTCTAGTGGAGTTATTACAAAGCCTTTAGCCATCTTCCACTGTATTGATTCTGCTGGACCAAAGAGCCAAGATAACGGACCACCAGTAGCTTCAGTGTATCCTACATATACGCTTACATCAGGATACCATACAGCGACTAGCTTTGGCAATACTATAATAGAGAATACAGCAGATAAAGCTATGAGCCTACGTGTCCAAGCAAAGTGTTTATCATTCTTACCTGCGTCACGTGCATCAGCTACAGCACTTCTGTTAAACTCTGCACGTTGCATCAGCATCTCTTGCTGAGCTTGTTTAGCTTTTATGCTCTGACCCCATATAGACATAACACCACCTAACACAGTAGAGAAAAGCATTGTTATTAATTCTAGGGGTAAGCCGAACATTAAAGTGGAACCTCTAAATCACCTAACTTTTCGTCAGTGTCAGGTTTAGTCCATGTTTTTAGTTTTGCACCATTAGCATCTTTAATTGTGTACAATGTACCTGTACGCTTTTTATCTGTCATAACTGCAGTTGTAGTAATTGAAGCTGCTTTCTCATCCTCGTTAGCTACAAGGTTGTATGTTTGTAGTCTTCTTTTTAATACCCCTCTAGGGTAGTCTGTTCCAGATTTAAAGTTTGTTGTAAACCCTATTAAGGAATCCTTACTTTTAGTACCTTCTTTACTAGCCTCTTGAAGCATTGTCTTAACAGAAGGCCAATCAGCAGAACCTATACCTGCATTCCATGCTATGTCATAGGCCGCTTGCTTGGCATTATCAGTAAGATCACCAAAACCTTCCCCGTATTTAGTCGCTGTTTGCTTACCAAACTCTGCATAAACAGCCTTTGCGAAGTCTTTATCATTATCATAATCAGCCCGACTTACACCAAACTTTGTTGCCTTTGAGTAGTCTACACCTGATAGATCGGCTGTAGTTAAGCCGTGTTTTCCAGTAGGATTAAAAGTAGTACCATCTGACTTTTTAACGCTATTTTTGTCAGGCACAATACCAAACGGCAATGTTACAAAACCTCTACCATCTAAATGAATATCTGTACCTTCTGCTTCCGTTAAGCTGGCAAAACCAGAGGATAAAGGTACTGTAGCATCAACAGTCTCAGAAACACCTGCTTTTATTATAGTAGCGAAACTAGTAGCCCCTTCTGCAGGACTCATTATCCCTTTCCCACCTGAAGGTGCTGCACCTCCATCAGCGCTGTCGGTACTATCACTAACATCAGAATCAACAACAGTCTCAAGTACATCTTGTATAGCCTTATCTAGCATCTCATTACTTCTAGTATCTACACTAGGTGCATCAACAGGCGCTGGGCTGTCTGCCATCTCTGGCTGTTCACCTCTAGAGACAGGTGTAATCATAGGCTGAAACACCTCTTGAGCTTCCCTAGCGTTATCTCTCATAGTCAGATCAGCACCCTGCATATCAGCACCACTGAACATAGCATCCCTAGCCTGATCTGATAGTTGCCCTGTAGGAGCCTTAGACCTTGTAATACCTAGAATAGAACGAATCTTAGCTGCCTCTTCAGCAGAATCACGTGCGTACTGCTCCATAGCTTCAGCACGTAGTTTAGCGGCCCGTTCTCTAGACTTGGTTAACATATAATCAAAGAACCCTGCAGCAACAACATCACTGTCAGATACAGGCTCTGCAGGTTTAGCTAATATGCCAGGTTGCTTTTGATCTTCTTCATTGTTAAAACCGTAAGTAAGACGTAGTGTGTCATACAAATCATTAGGTCTTATTGTAGATAGTTTTGTCTTAATGAATGCCATGTCTTATCCTATACCCCAATAGCTTTCTTTAAAAGTAATGCTGATGCTGTAGCAATCACTGTACCTACTGCAGAACCTGAAGCTGCACTTGCTGCTGCGTCATTACTTATACCTTCTAAAGTAAGAGCGTGTTCTTGTTGGTCTTCACGGTCTGCAATTCTAACAGCGTAATCTAATGCATCACGCTCTTGTTGTAGCATGTTGTTATACGTAGTCTCAGTGAGGTTATTAGCTACTACCGCTGCATCACGGTTAGCTGCGTTCTGTGCAGCGTTATCCATAGTGGTGATAGCTTGCTCCCACTGGGCATTAGCTTGTTCAACTACTAAAGCATTATTAGCGTTAAACTGGTCACGAGCATTCTGTTGTGCGCTGTTAAACTGTGAGATAGCATTAGCTTCACCAGCGTTAAACCGTTCCATAGCATTCCGTTGATCTACATTAGATTGCTGAATCTGTGTCTGCAAGTTAGAGAAGAACATATCTACTTGATCAGAACTAGATGCATTAAACTGGCGTCTAGCATTCTCTGCAGCAGTATCAGACATAAACACACTAGCTAAACTCTGTGCCTTAAACATAGCTACTTGCTGCTGATTAGTCATGCTAGACATGTCAAAGTCTAGGAAAGCCTTAGCCTGTTGTATGTTAGCTTGCTGTCTGTTACTCAAGTTAGTCAGATCAAGCTGTGACATAGCTGCAGCATCTGCCATAATCTTAGCGTTCTTAGCAGTAAGGTTAGTAATGTCTACAGTCTGAGCCATACGTGCATTCTCTAGTGCAACCTGTTGCTCAGCAGTAAAGTTAATCTGTGCTACATCAGCGACACGTGCAGCGTTCTGTACACGTGATTGGAACTCTTGGTCAAACTCCATGCCAAGGAACTTAGAGCGTTGCTCAGCAGCAAACATAGCGGCTTGCTGTCTGTTAGACAGGTTCTGTGCTTCAAAGCTAGCACGTGTCTGTGCATCCATCTGTGCGATAGGTAGTGCAGACTCCATAGCAGCCTGTACAATGGCTTGTCCTGCCATGCTTGATGCACCTAGCCCACGTGCAGCTAACGTAGCTGTAGCAGCCCTCATAGCTCCTGCAGCCCATGCTGGTGTCTCCCCACCCTCAAACTGCTCTAGTAGCCCTGTAAGTTGTCCCTGTACTGTAGCTTCACTAGATGGTACACCTGTAGCTGCAGTAAAGTTAGTCTCTGCTCTAGCTCGTTCAAAGTCTACAGCACTATCAACACGCATCTCTGGTGTTACTTCTAGTGGTGTCACTTCTTCTACACGCTGTGCACGATCAATCTGCTCTGCTGTAAGACCTAGCTGTGCTAGTTGTGAAGGGTCCATAGTAGCTGCTTCAGCTAAGGCTTCTGCGCTGGGCTTACCTGTCACAGCAGTAAGCTTAGACATTACATTAGCTACTTCAGCCGCTGCCTCTTTAGCTGTAAAACCAGCAGCTTCAAACTCTTCAGCTAGAGGTACATCATCAGCAATAGCTGCCTCTGTTAGTGTAGCAGTATCAGCCTCTGCAGCAGCCTGACCTGTACCTTCAGCTATCTTACCTGCTGCACGTTGTTCGTCACTTACAGTAACTACATCAGCTTTAGTAACCATAGACGTAGGGTCTTCTAGTATGTCTGCCCTCATCTCTGTAGTGCTAGGCATACCTACACGTTCTAGGTTAGTTTGTGCTTGTGATAGATTAGCTCTAGCGTTAGTTACTTTAATCTGCTGTTCATCAATCAAGCCTTGAATAGTGTCACGCTGTGGGTCATCTGCAGCCATATTAGCAAGCTGTGTAGTATAGCTCTGTAATAGGTTCTGCTCTTTAGATAGACCACTCTGTGCAGTATCTAAGTTAGCACGTGTTTGTTCAGGAGATACAGTAGCTTGCTGACCGTAGTAGCTTTTATACGCCTCAAGCTGTTTGTTATACGTGTCTTGGGCTGTTTTATTAGGTTGTACAACTTCCGTAGTGTAAGCACCCGCAGCCTTAACTACTTGTGCAGCTTCTTCAGGACTCTTAGTTGTAATAGTTTTACCATCAGCAAAAGTTACAATATTACCTTCTGCAGCAGCACCACTTAAGTCTGATCCTTCAGTCACAAGACCCGCTAATGCCGTTTCATTATAGTCAGGTAAGTAATATACCCCACCTGTACTCTGTTTAAAGAAGTCTAAAGCGTTTACTTCTTTTAGTTCAGGTGCAGTAGGTAGACCTTTAGAGGGGTCATACTCAGGCTCTACAGGTAATTCAGGACCAGGTAATGCAGGACCACCTGTAAAGTCACCTGGCTGTTTAATAGGGTATGGAACAGGCTCAGGTGTGTCTATACCCATATCAAACCCACCAGTAGTGTTAGGAGTAGTACCCTGTACAGCACCACCGCCAAAATCAAACC